TTTTGTCTTTTTTGAAATTAAAGTTGGGGGCCTGAGAAAACCTTGGCTGAATTTCTCCAAGATTTTTCTTTACACCCCACATTGTCAACGTGTCGCCCGTGCCTCTTGTCTTAATTTTGTAAACCGTCGCCCAAGGCTCTTTAGTGCGTCGGTTCCGATCGCTGACCTTTCTGCTTTCTCTTTGGATTTGCCTTTTTCCTGCTTTCCAGCTAGAAGCAAAATAACCTGTATAGACAGGACTATTTTCGCTAGTCGCTAGCTTGCGAAGCGCTAGCTCAATTAGGTTATTAAACGCTCTATCAAAGTACGCTTCGTAATCGCTTTCAAAGTCGCCTAGATCTGTGCTAGCAAATTTACGCGCCATCAGAACGTTACCCCCAAAACATACAAATACTCTTGCCCGCCTCGATACGTCTGCACGCTATTAATCTGAACGGTGCGGTCCGCTCCAGCAAACTTTAAGACTACTTCGTCCTGAAGCGTAGGCTGGTTGCCTCCAATTTGCTCAGGAGCGATATAGATCCGAGCTCGCCGCTCTTCACGACCCTCCTCTTCCTCTGATCTCACAAACTCAACTGGACAAGGCAAGTTGTAATAAGGACGATCAAAAGTCTCGTACTTGCCCTTGGCTACGTCATACTCGCCATCAAACTTGCGAATGTAGTCAATGGTCGTATCGAGACTACTCCCAAGTTCCGAAACCACTGCTTTGGCTGCATCTCGGAAGGCTTTGTCTAATGCTCCAGGCATGTCAACCCCTCACCAAGCGGACTTGATAGCTGCCGCTGCCGCCAAGGCAGTAAGCACCAAGGTAAGACTGCAGCCACGGGTAAACATCAAAAACGTTATTGACTGTTCCCGTAGCCTGGCTAGCAGTGTTGTATTTGACTTCCAGGTCGCCGAGTTTGACGGCTTCGTATAGCCCCGTATCGCCGGTAGACCCTGTAATTGACTCCGTGTCATTGGCTAAGGCACGTGCCAGCTCGTAGGTAGCGTATTTGATGTCGGCAGGAATGACACTGCAAGTCAGCTCGACTCGATCGACGTGGTAATTGTTGCGGGGCCAACTCAGTGCTTGCTCAACGTCGCAACGATCACCGTAAAAAACTTGGTTATCGATCCAGCGCGTAGCTGAAATCAAAGCGCGGTTTTTTTGGTCGTCAGTCTTGTCGTCCCAGGTGGTGCTGTCTGGGACGGTTTCAAAATATGAATCGGCTTCGGCCAATGTCACATAGCTATTGGCTGTCGCGCTCTTCAGGGTGGCGTTGATTGTGGCAGCCATAGCAAGAAAAGAAGGTGGCCCCACCTAATGGTAGGGCCGTTTGCCTGATCAAGAAAGATCAGATGGTGGTGGTGTCCAGGGGGCTGTTGACGGTCATCTGAACCATGGGGATCAGATCGATGTCGTAGGTAGCAGCCCAGTTACCGGCGGTTGCCAGTTCGGTGTTGGTGGGGTTGTCACCAGCATCGGACCACTTGGTGCCCATCACGTGATAAGCAGAGTGGTAGTCAACCGAAAGGACGTCCTGCTTGGACAACACATTGCGGTCTGCCTCAATCCGCAGGTCCTGCTGCACACCCTCGAGGATGGTGCCGGACTTGACCAGATAGCAGTAGAACTCGCGCTGGTGGCCAGACGTACCAGGGGCAACGGTGTTGACCTGGGAGTCAACGATGACGCGCATACCGGCGAATTCGCCGACTTCGCGAGCACCGATGCCCACGCCGCCACCACCCCAGGTCACTGCGCCAGAAGCGGACAGTGCAGAGGTGGAGAAGGTCAGCATTCCCACCTGGTACAGGTAGAAGGCAACCGAGGGGTGGACGATCAGGGTGTCCAGCTCTTCGCCGCGCTCGCCCAGTTTGGAACGAGCTTCGGCCACGTTGGCGGCTGACAGGAAGTTGGCTTCCGCACCACCAGAAGCAGCGGCAACGGCTTTGTCCAGTGCGTTAGCGGACAGAGCGGTGCCGAACAGACCAGCAAGTTGGGAGAACAGACGGGCGCTGTTCAGTTTGTTGATGGCGTCGGCAAGCTGGTTGCGGATGTGAAGCATTGGATCTTCGCCAGCAGCCAGAACTGCAACGTCATCCACGGCATACGCGAAACCGCGATGGCAGATGGTTGCAATCTGGGTGCCAGTGCCGATCTTCTGGGGAGTCAGATAACCAGCGGTGCTGGTGCCCCAAGTGGCGGTTCCATCCATGATCTCCTCGGTGGGAGACACGGGGTTGAATTCAGGAACTTGGATGCGGGTGCCGCCAGAGCGGGAATCCAGCAGGGAATTGCGAACAACAGCGCCGCTCTTGATGAACAGGCTGCGCTCTTTGATGGCCTCAGACACATAAGTGCTGAGATTATTGCGCTTGACGATGTCCGCCAGAAGGACACCGCCGGAATAGTTCTGAAATGGGGCGGCCATTTCAAGCTCCAGTGATAACGTTTACGGGATTCAAGTCACAGACTTGAAGTGGTGTCCCACGGGGACTATTTACCTGCCTCTCTCTTGAGCACAGCTGCAAGATCGGGGTCGGTAGCTTCCAAGGTCATTTGCCTTGTTAAGTTAATACTACCTTCTGCCCACGGATTAGCGATACCCGCGGCATTGGCTGTATTCAAACTTGGTTTTGCACCCATCCCGGCTTGAGTGCTGGGTTTGAAGTGGTGCTCGTACCCCGAACCAGGATTTTTTAGCTTGGCGAGGTAGATGTTGAGGTCCTGTTCAACGCCGCCGTCCAAAACTTTTACGCTGCCGTCGGCAGTTTTAGTCAGGTTGTTTTGGACCAACTGCAGCATCTGCTCTGCATTGATCGCTCCAGCCAGGCTGATGGCGGAGAGTGCAGAGTTTTTCATTGCTGCGGTCTCGTTCGACGCTTTTAGGTCGTCGAGTTGGCGTTGCAGGTCGGCGATCTGTTGCTCTTTGGTCTGAGCTGTTTTGTTGGCCTCTTCCCAAAGATCTTTCCACTGGCCCTGGTCTTCCAGGGTTTTGCGGCGCTGATCGTCTTGTTTTTTGTAGACCTCGTCGAGTTTGCTTTTGATGCCCTGGAATCTTTCCTCAGCTTCGCTGGCACGAGTTTTTAACGCCTCGATTTGCTGCTCGTAAGCAGAAATGTCCACAGGTGGAGTTGGGGTCGTCGCAGCCACGGGCTGTTCAGAAGGCGCCACGGGCGTCTCCTGGATGACTTGTTCTTCCATCAGTTGGAATCAGTTGACTCTTCTACTTTAGTAGACTTGGTTTTGCGGGCTGCAGGCTTCTTTGCAGGCGCTTCTTCCTTTTTGGGAGGGTTGATCTCCTCGAAACGAAGTCCCATGGGGAATAATTTGCTACTACTCCTCTACTGTACCGTCGTCAGGTGATTCCGCTGCTTTGGGTAGAATCTCGCCTTGTACAAGCATCTCCCGGAACTCTTCGCGGTTAATGATGTCGTCAGCAAACAGCTGACCCATTGCAGTGATGTCTTGGCCGATCAAACGTTGTAGGTCGAAGTCGCGGCTGATTTTTACTGTCGGAGGTTCGATGCCTAGGTACGTACCAGCCAGATCGTAGGCTTTTTGGAGACCAGCTTCGAGGTCCATGGAAACCATGGCCAGCATTGAGTTGCTGTCCATGCGGTCTAAACGGCGGGCTTCTGCAGACTCGGCGACGTATTTTTGGTGGCCTAAAGTTGAAATGCCGAGGTTGCCCATTTGTTGCTGCAGTTCCTTGATCTCTGCAGATTGGGCTTCGAAAGCGCTCGACGCGGGCTCGACGTAATAGACCTTGTTGCCGGGTTGGGTCGCCATGGCGTAGTTCACGCTGACGGCCATGTCCTTGGTTTGATCGTCCCAGCCCTCGAGGACAAGGACGGGTTGGGAGGCGATGTGGAGGCTGTGGATTAGGTCGGCTTGACGCTGGAAGTGGGCCAGGTTGAGGTAAGCGATGTCCAGCAGTGGGGGACGGCTCACCAAGGTCTCCACCTTGTTGGCGTAGACCGTTACCAGAGGGATTTCTTCGAGGCTGTAAGGACCTGATTCAACCAGCTCAAAGTCTGCTGAAGCGTCGGATTGATCGAATGCAGAGGGGTATGGAAACTGCCCTTGCATTTCTTGTTTTTGCTCCTCTTGACGATAGATGCGATAACGACCTGGCTCGATGACACGGACTTGGTCATAGACTTTTTCGCCGAATTCACCGTCGGCTACAACGGCTTTTTCGCCGATTCGGATTTGCGTGAGACTGCCGTAGTTCGTTTCACGGTCCAAGCGCCAGCCGTAGATACTGGTTGGATCCACTTCAATCCAATAGGGCCGACGATTAAGAGCACGCTCTTCAGCAAGGCTTCGCGCATCGCTAGGTGCGGGGAAATCGACAAGGGTGTGGCAGTGGCCGTAGGTAAGCGCGCAAACGACTTTGCGGCGGGCGTATTCGTCGAGGTCTGAGCCGCAGCCGTCGACGTTTTTGTTGAAGACTTCGGTCCAGTAGGGGTCGCCTTCGACGCTGATTGGTTTGCGGAGAATAAGACCTGCGGCGGCGTTGATTAGGCGCTGCGTGTAAGGCGAAAAAACAGCGCGGTTTACACGTGCCAGGTAGGCCGTGTAATCCTCGCGGGGTTCGAGAGGAAAA